ATGGATCAAAACAGCCTTCCCAAAATTAAACGCGCTTTTGGTGAAAACTCCCAAGAGTACGCTTATGTAAAGCAAGTTCGTGATTATTGCGCTTCTAATGGCGTTGTTCGTATGGAACAAGAGCTTAAAAACGAATACCTAAAGCGTGAAGGGCTCGCCTATTGGGGCATGTTTGATGAGTCTCGCTTAACTACCATACATAATGAATTTCTTGGTCTTGATCAACGAATGAAGGTGACTGCAATGGACCTTATGAGTATTGCTGACAAGCTTATAGAGGAGGGTGTTTGCAAGGGCAGGGCATCAGCTAACGCAACTGCTTCTCAGGCTATCCTCTGGATGTCCGGAAGTCCTCACGGTATATCTCATCGTGCTTTTGAAACTCATGCAGCCCGCTTGAATAGGATCGGCATTAATATTCGTAATGCTTGTGACACTTCTCGTTACGCTCCTGTTTTTGTTCGTCAATGTCGCGAGGTTACAAAATCTGCTCTTTCCATACCGTCTTGGTATCGTAGGCCTAACCATTTGCAGTTAGCGGCATGAAGACTGTAAGCCTTCAAGGCATCCAACTTTCACCTGGGCAACGTCGCATGCTTGAACAGCAGCGCCATGTTCGCGATTTTATGAATCCTGTTCTGACCCAGCAAGTTGCTGAAACACTTGCTGTTATCGAGGTTCGGAAAGAGCAGGGCACTAAACCTGAGCGTATCTGGTTTCTTGATCGTCAAGAAAAAGGTACTCCTTCAATTGCTGAATGGATGGGTTACTAATGGACAAGTCCCAGTATCAGATTCTCCGTTATTCTGTTGAGGCTGAAATTGCTAATTTTAACTCTGGCAACATTGATGATAGTGCTTTCGCTAGCTCGCTTATGCGTCTGTTTCTACAGGCTTCATCTGCTGAGCAAGTCAAGTCTCAACTAGCCAAGCGTCAGTTTCTTACGTTTCGTCGTACACCTAATTTAACACCGCCCAGCTGGGCATACTCCAATCCGAGCTTAAGTTCTCGGCTTCCCACACTTTAAAAGGGCAATATCATGTCTCTCAAATTTCCTACTCTGATGGTAGAGGTTACTGGCAACGTCCGTACAGGTACGTCTTCCAAGGGCAAGCCTTATGCAATGTTTCAGTCTTTCGTTCATTTGCCCGGTATTCCATATCCTCAGAGGGTCGACTTCTATGCGAAGGATCAAAATGACTGCCCGCAACCTGGCACTTACGAGTGTGATGTTATGTGCGATGTTCGTGATGGTCGCCTTCAATTCACCGTTGATCCTCGTCAAGGCCGTCGTAAAAACATTCCTCCGCTTTCTGACGCAATGAACCCTCAGAAGGCTGGCTAACATGAATTTTCTGGGCTGTGATGGAATGTGGCAACTTCAGTCTGACGGTACTCCCGTTTGTACGGGGCAACTTCAAACTTTCACAGTTCAAGAAATGCGGGACTCACTCAGTCCTGCAATTACCGCAGAACAGCGGATGGAGATTACCGGCGCGCTTTTCGCACTGTTCGTCTTCGTCTGGGTCTGCAAAACCGTCCGCAACGCTTTTTAATTGGTGATATATGAAAAACAAACTGCTCCTCCTCTGCAAATCCGGTCGCGCTCAACTGGCAGTAGCCACCATTGTTATGGCGTCTACCTCTCAATCGTACGCTGCCGCTGCCAACATCGACACTGCTGAAGCCCTTGGCTACGTCACTGGTGGTGCTGCCGCCGCTGCTGCCGTCGTTGCCGCTATGTTCGGTCTCACCGCCCTGATCGGTGCTGCCAAGAAGGCAATGCGCGCAGGGACTTAATTAACCCTGTTTGCCCGGTGGGAGTTTTTCCCTCCGGGCTTTTTTTTGTCTGGAGAAAATAATGGGGACATTAAAATGTATATTGATCCGAATGACTTCGTTTGGTTCTGGGTTACGGCTGCGCTCTTTCTTCTTTGCGTTGGTCGTTAGTTTATTTTATATTCAGGTTGCTTCTGCTGCTCTTTTCTACACAGGTCCTTTGTCTAATTCACATTTTTCTACACCTGCTGCTGCTTGTGCTGAAACTGCCGCAGGCTGGGGCCCTGTTAATCTTTCTTATCTCCAGTCTAACTTATGGACTTGCGGTAACTCGCTTAATGTTCAAGGTACAGGATCATGTGATTCAGGAACTACATATAACAGTTCAACAGGTGCATGTGACAATCCTCAGCTACAGAAGTGTACAGACGCCAAAGGAGCTACTGAAAAGAATTATAGTTGGCATCAGTCTACTGATACCCCTATACCGCCTTCATTAGGTGGTTGTGCTACTACAATCGGAACAATTAGTCTATGTAAGCCTTCTTCTACTGGTGGTTTTGATTGTAATGCTGATGTCACTGTAACCGGTGAGGTTTATATTCCACCTCCTACACCAGAACCTACCCCTGACCCAACCCCCGACACTCCTCCTGGCACTGGTGATACTGGTACCGGCACTGGCACTGGTGATACTGGTACCGGCACTGGCACTGGTACTGGCACTGGCACTGGCACTGGTGACACTGGTTCTGGCTCTGGTAGTGGCTCAGGCACTGGTACTGGTGACACTGGTTCTGGCTCTGGTAGTGGCTCAGGCACTGGTTCCGGCTCTGGTAGTGGTTCAGGCAGTGGTTCCGGCTCTGGTACTGGTTCAGGCTCTGGTACTGGTTCAGGCAGTGGTACCGGCTCCGGCTCCGGCTCCGGCTCCGGCTCCGGTTCCGGTTCCGGTACGGGCTCCGGTGATGGTACTTGCGAAGGTGATAAGTGTGGCGAGGATGACGCGCAGGTTTCTGGTGATATGCAGTGTCAAACTGTCGTTTCTTGCACTGGTGATGTTATTCAATGCGCTGTTCTTCGGCAGGAACAGCAATCACGTTGCGCAGATAAAGAGTACCGTGATCTTACTGAGAAAAAGATTGCTGATTTAAAGTCCGAACTTCAATCTGAGTTTGCCGGTGAGGACTATAAGCCTATCAAGCCGGACTCCGATTCTACTTTCGACCTTTCATCAATGGTTGATACCAGTAGTAGGTTTGGTGCTTCCTGTCCAGTTCTTCGTACTGTAAACGTTCCATTCATGTTGGGTAGGTCAGTTTCTTTTGACCCTAATGTGCCAGGCCTTTGCACATTTCTTACATTTATGGGTTATCTCATGGTCGCCTTTGCTATGCGTAAGGCTGCTGAAATTATCGCAACTGGAGTCTGATTATGCCTGCAATTATCGGTCTGTTTATACGCATGCTTGGCCTGTCCATTGTTCCTCTCGGCTGGAGGCTTCTTAGAGGTCTTGGCTTTGCAGCAATAAGTTATGTTGGTATTGATGCCGCACTCAATAAGGCCAAGGATTATGCATTCTCTCAGCTTGGTGGATTGCCTGCCGATTGGCTTTCAGTTCTTGGCATGCTTAAAGTGGACGTATGTTTGAATATATTGTTCTCCGCATACATTGCGCGTGCATTGCTTGCTGGTATGAACAAGGCTGGCAGCAAAACAAGCATGAAATGGACACCGAAGGAGTAGGGCGCATGTTATTTCTTCGTACTGGTTTGCCCGGTTCCGGTAAGACGCTTAATACCATCAAGGAAATTGATTATGAGCATGCTGCTGATCCAGATAATCCTTTGTTGCGTCTTCATAAGGATCATGATTATCCCAACCTTCCGCCACGTACCATTTATTATCATGGCATCCCTGAGCTTAAGGTTGATCAATTAAAGTCTAATTGGGTCGAATGGGAAACCCCTGATCTCTGGTACGAATTGCCAGATGGCTCCGTTATCGTAATCGATGAGGCTCAGGGCACTTTTGGTACTGATGTTCGTGGACGTGTTGAAAAGGTTACTCGCTTTGAAAAGCATCGGCACCACGGCTGGGACGTTCATATTATTACCCAGCATCCGTCGCTTATCTGTTCGCCTGTCAGAAAGCTGGTAGGCAAGCATATTAACTTTATTCGTCCTTACGGTAGGACTAAGGGCATATTTCGTCATGAGTATGAAATGTGTATTGACCGTCCTGAGAATCGCTCCAATTTCAAGATGGCTCAAGAACGCAAAATTGAGTTTGACAGCCATTACTTTGGTCTTTATAAGTCGTCAACTGTTCATACTCATAAAAAGATCACGCCTAGTTATTACAAGGCCATCCCGTTTATTGCTGCTGCTATATTGATACCTATACTGTTTCTGGCCGGTGGTTTTTGGTACGTCATTAAGAGTAAGAGTTCTGACAGTGATGCCCTTATGCATTCACAGCCAGAACCAAAAGTTTCTGAGCCTAAAACTCAAGTCGCACAGTCTTCCTTGGCTAGTACTCCGGGCCGTGTAGTTCAGCCTGTTCAGGAATATGTTCAGCAGTACAAGCCTAGGATTGCTGATGTTGAGTCTTCCGCGCCCAGGTACGACGAAACCAACAAGGCCCGTGATTTTCCACGTCCTACCTGCATGGCTTCGACCGATGTACGTATGTTGTTGTCTGCCAAGTCGAGAGGTTTAAACACTGGTACCTTCAATGGTGAGGACACCGTTTGCCAGTGCTATTCGCAGCAGGCCACACGCATGACAACGTCTTTCGATTTCTGCATGTCAGTCGTGCAGAACGGATATTTTGATGACACTAAGCAGCAGCCAGCGTATGCCACACCGGCCGGTCTTTCATCAACTCGTTCCCTTGAGTCGCGCGACGGTCCGCAGCGAGGGCTCGCAGCGGTGGACCAGAGCGCGCAAGCCCAAAAGGTTTCACGTTTTAACATCATTCCTGATACCAGTCGCACGCAGAGGACTATCAAATGA